CAAAGTTTTTTATGTCTCCTGTAAGTTGTTGATTAGGTGTACGTATATCACCAGTCATCATACCTGTAATGCCTGAACCAAACCTAGTCCCTAATTCTCTGGACATTTCCATCATGTTTTGTGCAAAACCACCACTAGGTATTCCTGTAAGAAGTCCCGCTATATCTCTATTTCTTCTAGCCATTATTCTTTTCCTTTAAATTTAGAATAAATCAAAAATATCTTTAACAATATTGCCATCATCTCGGAATAAAGCGTTTAGCATTCCTGTACCTTGTGCCATTTGCATTTGCGTTGCAAGTTGATTAGCTTGTAATAGACTTTCTAAACCTGTTTGACCTAATTGACCAAATAACTCAGCACCTGTCTGTCTACCAGTCGCGGGTATTTTAGCCAAGTCAATACCATAACCTAACGCACCTAACGCTTGTTCTTGTGGAGTATAACCGAGACCCATCATACCTTGAGCCATAGCTAAGTCTTGAGTACGTGGCATAAAGCTAGAACCAAGTAAACCAGTTGCTCTTGCTAATTCTGCTTGCTCCTGAGTCATACCTGCACGGAACAATGCACCTGCTCTTGCTAGGTCAGCTTGCTCTTCGCTTAGACCACCTGATAGCTGTGCTTGCGCTCTAGCTAACTCACGTTGCTCTGGAGTATAACCTGCTCCTAGTAATCCTGTAGCCTCAGCTAAGTCCTGCGCTCTCATTCCTGATGCTTGTCCTAACAAACCAAGACCTTGACCGTAGGCTTGTTGTTGCTCTTGCATAGCCTGTTGTCTAGCCGATAGGTTTGCTCTTGACATAGCCTCCTGTCTAGCAGTCTCTTGTGCTAATAATTCAGGAGAAGAACCACCGTATGCCGCTGAACTTAAACCTAAGCGTCCTTGAGCCAACATACGCTCTTCTAAGGCTAAACGCTGACGTTCTTCCTCTGGTTGCTGTGTTGCTCTTATTTGCCCGTAGAGGTCAGCCTGTGCCTGACTAGGGTCTGCCATTGCACGACCAAAGGCTGTATCAGCTTGTGTTAATAATGCTTGTTGTCTTGGGTCAGCACCTATGTTAGCAAAACCTGCTCTAGCCTGTGCTAGTATCTCTGCTTGCATAGGGTCTCCACCTACACCACCTAACCCTGCAATACCTGTACCTCTCAACGCACTAGGTCCTAAGCCTTGATAACCCGCAGTACCTAAACCAGTTAAAGCACTAGGTCCTAAGCCTTCAAATGCCTGTTGAGCCTGACCAGACAATAGTGTAGACATAGGGTCTTGACCAATACCAGTCATGAACCCTTGTGCTGATGCTAATCCACTAGTTTGTAAATCCTGTTGCTCAGGAGATAAACCTAAAGTATAACCACCTTCGGGGGTCGTAGTAGCCGTGCCTAGTCCCGTAGTGACAGTAAAAGGTTTAAACTCAGTCATCCCTGCTACGTCTGAAGCAAGTTGTTCTGCTCCTGCTTGTGCTGTTGTTCCTAGTTCTTTTACGTCTTTTATAGCATCATCGTATAACTCTTTTACAGCCGCGGCTTGCGCTCCACCTGATAGTATATCTTCAATACTCATTATGCGTTCTCCTAAGCAAATACAGCAGAACAAACCGCCTGTACATTCGCAGGCTCAGAACTAAAGTCATCACCTGATTGGATTACATGACGATGATAACTACTTGAAATCACCTCGCCATCTTCTAATACCTTAGTAGCTGTGCGTACTTGTACTACTGTACCTTCCACTGTAGTTACTACTTCAATTTTGTCTGCTGATATTTCTTTTGTTAAACTCATTTTTGTTTCCTCTTGTTTTAGTCCGTACCTAGAATCCACTAGGTATAATTAATTTATGCTGAAGTGTTGTAGACAGCGGTGAACATTACTGTTCCATTCGTTGCATCAGCACTTGTATGTTGTATTAAAGATTTTGAAGAACCAAAAACTAAATTTACATAGGTCTGACCAGCTTCTGTAAAACCACCGATACCGTCTGCTTCATCAAAACTAAATAAGTTACAGTATGTAACGGTTACTGGAGTATAGGTAAATACAGAAAAAGGTAATCCCGCTAAACGTACTGCTCCGCTTAGTCCAGTTACGTTTGCTCCTGTTATAAAGCAAGCAACACGCACTGTATTTCCTATTTTTGTATAAGTTGCCTGACTAACATTTAAACTAGCTGTTCCGCTTGTTGAACCTACAATCGTAGGAGTCCAAGTGCCTTCCTCATAGTCATCTAACTTGTTGGCTGAACCTGTGCCGCCTAAGTGAACACCGCCAGATAGGTAGAGGTCTTCAAAGCGATAAGCACTAGTACCTAAATCTATTTGACCGTCTGACAATGCACCGTCTTTTCTTGGTGCAATGGCAACATCTATATCTAAACCTGCTGTGCCTGTTGTACCTGCACTCTCAATGAAAAGTGCTGTTCCATCTCTTGAGCCAATAGACCCTACAGTTGAGCCTTCTTTGTCAAACGTAATAATATTGCCATCGTTACCGTCTAAACGAAAAGTAGCTGCTTTATCGCTTGTGCGCCTTACATAAAACCATCCACTTTGGTTTAATGATATGCCGTCAGTACCGAACTGTGTAGTAGTACCCACCAATACGTTGCCTGATGAGTCGATACGCATCTTCTCAGAAGAGCTAATGTTAAATAGATGTTGATTAGCACGATACTGCATATTTCTATCAGTAGCAGTATCTCTATCGTAAGCAAGCAAACGTACACCGTCAGTCACAGTATTATCTACATCAACTTCAAACCCTCCGTTATTGTTTTTAACGTGTAGTTTAGCATCAGGACTAGTAGTACCTATACCTACGTTGCCTGCTGAGTCTATACGCATACGTTCAGCATCACCAGTACCTACAAACCTTAAAACATTGTTATTTGTTCCAGTACCGCCATAGCGTATGGTGTGTCCATTATCTGAATCAGGGACTAAACCTATGCTTCCTGTACCAGAATTACCTACTTTACTGACTTCTAAAGGATAAGCAGGACTAGTACTACCTATACCTACGTTGCCTGATGAGTTAATACGCATACGAGTTTGAGAGCCTGTCAAAATAAGGGCTTCACCGTTTCCATTACGCCACTCAACATCACCCCCTGTTCCAGACTGTTTAAAAGAAACCGTATTTCCATCGGTGTGTGTTTGTGTAATAGAAACAGAATCAGTTGAACTTACGTGTAGCTTAGAATCAGGACTAGCACCTATACCTACGTTGCCTGATGCGTCTATACGCATGGCTTCTGTAGCATCAGCACCTTCTGCTTCACCGCCAAAAGATGTTCCAAATGTTAAATATGCGCCTGAACCTGTAGCTGAGTGTGAATACGCTCTTATTATTGCCGCGTTATTAGGTGCAGAACCGCTAGTATCTGTGTTATAGAAATTTAATGATGCAATCTCAACATCAGCCGCATTAATGTTGCCTAGCTTTCCTAAATTAATATCACCAATAACGTGTAAAGGGGCTTGAGGACTAGTAGTACCTATACCTACCTTAGCCTCAGACACATCAACAAATAATGTGTTGGTATTAACAGCTACGTCAGCACTAAAGTTTACCACACCAGTAAATGTGTCACCTGCTGTGTCAGCCTTAGTTGCTATTGCTGTTTGTATGTTTGTAAATTCAGTTGTGAACTCAGAGCCTCTGACTACCTTAGAGTCATTACTAGAAGGAAGACTATCTTTTGCTCCGAAGTCAGTTGTTATTGTATAATTACTCATTAAATTAATCTCCCCAGAAGAGCGTGTACGTCTATTTGTTGTATTGAATAAGGTGCGCCATTAATAGTTGACTCAATGCCTATGGTTACTACAGTACCGCTACCGCTTGTATTAACCGAAGGACGCTGTATGTCTATGCCTGTTGTGTAAAAAGATTCTTGGTAAGCAGGTTCTGGTGTTGCAAGGTCATCCTTCCTACCAAACATTGCTGTACCGTACTCAGATACAGACGTATCCGATAGTTCAGTGTTAAAAGATTTCTTAATGAACCCACCACCGTAGTCATATCCCCAAGCTAGTGTGGTGTTGGAAGCTACATTACCGATAACTGTAATGTTAAACTTCTTAAGAAACTTAAGGTTAGTGGAGTTACCAAAGTTTAGTGGATTACTGTAGTAAGTCATAAGGTAAGAACTACCGTTGTCCTTATGTCCTTCATACTTAAATATACCGTCTGCTCTACCAAAGTAAACACTACCGTCCTGTAGTAAAGCCATGCTACGTGGATTAATACTAGACCATGTAGTTACTCTGTTAGCACCATCAGGTAAAGCAGTACGCATATCAAAACAATATATAGTTTGACTGTCCTGTAAAGACAATAAGTAAAATGCTTCATCGGCACTATACAAAGACTTAATAGGATTTAGTTGCGCTCTAACTAAAATAGTCAACTCATTACGGACATTATTACTAATGTCACGCATAGGCATTGACTTTTCTTGTATAGTACGACCAAAGCTACGTACACCGTCTTCAGACAGGAATATAATGTCAGTACCTGTGTGTTGTACGGAATCTCTAGCAATACAACCTACGCCTTCTACAGTGTCGTGTAGTTTAAAATCAGTAGTTGTAGTAGTGTCAGCACCAGAGTAAACAATAATTGAACGCTTACAGAATATAATTAAAAAGTTATTAAAGGCTGATAACGCTACAATCTCGTCATTACCGTTAGGAAATACATTAGTTAAATCTAAAGAACCTGAAGAACCACCTGTCCAGTGATGTCCTTGTAGTAAGTCAGTCCAATATACAGTGTGTTTATTACCAGTCACATCAGCCGCCCATAATCTACCGTATGCGGCTAAAACTTCATTAGCTTGAGGAGCAGTGCCTGTTGCATGGGAATGGCTTGAAAACGTTTCTAAAACGCCTGTACCAGTCTCGTCACTATACAATAAAGATTCATGTCCTCTTTGGAAAAAATACGTATGGTTATTAAAGTCTACAATCTTCCAGTTGTTTGCTGTTGGTGTATATCCCGCAGGAGTTATGTCAGTCAACGCATTATTAGAAGAAGCGTCTAGTTTGAATATTTTATTATTACCTGCGGCAAATACTACTTTATCACCGTTACGGTCTAAAGACTCATGTAAAGCCTCTATGCCACGACTAGTGCCTAACGCTGTGTTGTTTGTAGAAACCGCTGTATAACCCTTACGCGCGCCTATACGACCGTATTCGTCAATGATACAGTTACTAGCGGTAGCCGCAAAGGACTGGTCAAGAGATATAGGTGAATCCTGACTGTTAATCCCCGCAAATCCTGGGGCTTGTACTGTAATGTTCTGTAATTGTTGTGCCATTAGCAAGGTGTCCATACAGTTTCAGAAGGGAATCTAGCGGCATCAAACGCTACTGCATCTGCTAACGTAGTGTCCGCTAGGGCAAATAATTCCTGTGCTGAAGTACCGCCTGTTTCTCCACGCTCACGTGAAGCTAAGGCTACTGCGTACTGTACAACTGGTGATGAAGGTACAACTAGTTTATCTGCGTCAAGAGTAAATGCGTCTGCTCTATCAACTATGTTAAATCGTAATGTATACGCTTTGTCAGG